ATCACGGATTACGCGATTGTGCGAGAAGATATTAACGCGCTCAAGCAGCATTACGACATTCAAGAGATTGCCGTCGATGCACAGTTTCAGGGCTGGAACATCATCAACCAGCTTTTAGAGGATGGCTTCGAGGCGTACCCGCACAACCAGACATTCCTTGCGATGAACCGCCCCGCTCGTGAGTTCGAGCGGTTAGTAATTTCCCAACAACTTGAGCACGGCGGCGATCCGATCCTTGGCTGGTGTGCTGGTAATGTGGTTGTTGCCGAGCACGACAATCTAATCAAGCCCGTCAAAGACAAGTACGCCGAAAAGGTAGATGCCATCCAGGCGGCGGTCATGGCCGTAGGTCGCGCGACGACGCACCGCGGCGATGGCGTAGACTACGACTCCGAAAAGATCATCTGGGCATAGCGTGACTATTGTTTCCGATATATTGGCGGCGGTTGGGATTTTGCTAATTGGCTATGCGCTGTTTTGCATTTATTCGCCGCTGTCATATTTGTTTTGTGGCGTGGTCGTGTTTGCTCTGGCTGTAGGATTACAGCGCAACCCGCGAGGTGACAAGTGATATTAGACTACCTCATTCCGACTCGCCGGGCGTCGTCCGCGTCGCAATCGTTGGATGAAAGAATCTGGGAATCGTTCGGCGGTCGCAGGACCACAAGCGGCGCGATAGTCAATCGCGGCGCGGCGATGGGTAGCGCTGCATACCTGCGAGCGATAACGTTCGTATCGGACACGTTCGCCGCTTTCCCGCTAGACGTCCGCCGTCGCCTTCCAGGCGGCGATAAGCAGGACGCATCGACCGATCCGCGCTACTCGATTCTGCACAACCGCCCTAACGACGAAATGACTTCGTTTACCTGGCGGCAGATGGCGATTGGGAATTTCTACAATGACGGAAACAGCTACTCGGAAATCGTGCGAGACGCTGCCGGAAATGTTGTCGCGCTGTGGCCGATCCCTCCATCGAATGTGACGATAGACCGCAACGCCGACAACTCTATAGTGTATTCGATCCGCGACGATAACGGCACCGTCCGTGCGAGGCTTTCGCATTGGGAAATTCTCCATATCAAATCTTTCACTTACGATGGTATTTATGGTCAACCGATACTCACCCTGGCGCGTGACGTTATCGGGACGGCGTTGGCGCAGCAATCTTTCGCGGCGCACTTCTCTGCGAACGGCGCTATCCCGTCCGGTGTGGTGGAAACCCCGGAGGGGCCGCGAAGCAAAGGGAACCTTCAGAACCTAGCTGATTCGTGGAATAACAGATTCACCGGCGACGGTAGGCATAAAACCGCATTTCTTCTTCCGGGGCAGAAGTACACGCCGATCCAAGTATCGAACGAACAGAGCCAGTTTATCGCGGCGCAGAATTTCTCTGTTAAGCAAATTGCCAGTCTGTTTGGACTGCCGAGCCAGTACCTGAACGACGCGGAAGGCGCGACGCATTCAAACGTTGAGCAGAAGGCAATCGACCTGGTCCGCTTCCTCTTCAACAGCCTAGTGCGTCGATGGGAGCAAGAGATAAACTCCAAGTTGTTCGGCGATACGGACCTGTTTGCCGAGTTCAATTTGGATTACCTATTGCGTGGCGACAGCCAAGCGCGTGCAGAATTCTACGCTAAGGCCGTCGGCGGTCCGATCATGAGCGTTAACGAGGCGCGACGCAAAGAGGGTCTTAACCCCGTAGACGGCGGGGACGAATTGCTTTCTCCGCTCAACATGGGCGCAACGTCCGCGCCGCAAGGTTCCGACCAATCGTCGATTGACATTTCACCAATCATTGCGGACGCATGCGCTCGCGTTATCGCCAAAGAGACGAAACAGGTTTCGGCGATACTGCGTAAGTGCAAAGACGTTGCGGCGTACGCTCATGTACTCGCCGACTACTACGCAGACAGAAAAGGTCTCCGCGCGTTCATCGCGCAGGTGTTCGCGCCGATAACTTGCTTGGTGGATGGGTTCGACCACGACGAGTTTTCTTCCAGGTGGTCTTCGTCGTCGAAGGGTCAGCTATGTGCCGTCATTGAGAAATCGAAGAACGCCGACGCTGATATTGTTCGGTGCTTCGGGGAGTGGGAAAGCGACCGGGCCGCAAAGGTTATCGACGAAATATTGGGAGAACCCAAGTAATGAAAAACGCCAACGCTGTAATCGAGTACGGTAGGAGCTGGGCGATACTTCCGGCGGAACTTGAATCTTACGCGGAAAAGTTAAGCGGTGCGTGGATGGATGCGGAAACCGCAGAGCGTGTCCAGTCGCTGTACGCTGCCCGCTCTATCGGCCAGACCGTTGGATCGGTCGCACTACTTCCGCTTCATGGGCCGATCACGAAACGATACGGGCTAATGTCTTACCTGTTCGGCGGAACGTCAAGCGATGCGTTCGGGCAAGCGTTCGATGCGGCAATTCGCAATCCGCAAGTCTCGCATATCGTGATCGACGTTGACTCCCCCGGTGGGACTGTATCGGGTACGACCGAGCTTGCAACGAAGATCCGAAACGCTCGCGGGCAGAAGCCGATCACGGCGGCTGTTAACTCCATGGCGGCATCTGCCGCTTACTGGATTGCGTCTGCGGCTGATAGCGTAATGGTTACGCCTAGTGGCGAGGTCGGCTCCATTGGTGTTTTCGCAATACACGCAGACTATTCCGCCGCGATGGAACGGGAGGGCATCAAGCACACCATAATTGTCAGCGGCGGATCGCCGCACAAGGTAGAGGGAAACCCGTACGAGCCGATCACCGAGGATGCGATACAGGACACGCAGGCGTCGATTGACGCAAGCTTCGATAGCTTCGTCTCGGACGTTGCGAAGAATCGCGGGGTTTCCGCGAAGGTCGTACGCGAGACATACGGGAAAGGCCGCATGTTGTCCGCGCGGGACGCGGCATCCGTCGGCATGGTAGATGGAATTGCAACCCTTGAGGGCGTTCTGTCCCGATCACCAAAAACCAACAGGAGCGGACGACGCGCGTCAATGCTCCGTCGCCATCTCGAAATGATGGAATAACAAATCGCCTCGCGTACCGGGCACGAAACCCCGGCGCGATTACCGCCTACACCGTGTCGCAAGGCGCGGCTGCATTGGATTGCATCGGTCGGAAGCGGGAAAAGCCATCGCGAACTAGCCCAGCCTAGCTAGCAAGGCACACCACCAAACTGGAGCAAAACCCATGCTTAAGGAACTTCGTAAGAAGAGGTCCGCGCTAAAGGCGGAAATGGATGGCATCCTTGCCGGTGCCACAGACGATACTCTCACCGACGAGCAGCAGGCGTCTTGGGATAAACTCAAGGCGGATTACGAAAAGCTCTCTGCACAAATCGAGCGCGCCGAATGGAAGGAAGCGGAGGATGCCAAGGTCGAGGCCGAGAAGGCCAAGATCGAATCGAAGCCGGAGCCTAAAGCGGGTAAACCCAAAGTGGAAAACCAGCCCGCGCCTAAGGTAGTCTTTGGCGCTGTCGCTCCGAAGCTTAAGGCTTTCGACAACGCGGAAGCGGCGCACGCTTGCGGTCGATGGTTCGCTGCGGAAGTGTTCGGTCATAAGCAGTCCGCAGACTGGATCGCCCGCAACCCGCTCGCCACCACGATGGAAGGCGGGACAGACAACATCGGCGGCGCGACCGTTCCCGATATTATGTCGTCTACGCTTCTCAAGCTGGTGCAGGAATATGGGGCTTTCCCCAAGCACGCCCGCAATGTCCCGATGGGATCGGATGTGATGACCATCCCGCAGAACCAGGGAGGCATTACTGTTTCGGCGGAAGGCGAAGCCGATTCAATCGACGAGGCGAATGACACGTGGGCGAAGGTCACGTTGACCGCAGCCAAGTACGCGTGTCTTACCCGCATGTCTAGCGAACTCGCGGAAGATTCCATCATCAGCATCATCGACGACGTTGTTGATAGTCACGCCCGCGCGCACGCGCTGAAGATCGACACCGAAGGATTCGCCGGAACGGCTGGTGTTGAGACGAAAATCAACACCTCCAGCGGCGCGACCTATGCGGGTTCGATTGTTACCGCCGACGCAACGCACCTCAACCCGTCCGACTTTACCGTCACGGAGCTGATGTCTGTGATTGGCAAACTCCCGCAATATTCCGGGCAGAATGCCGCATGGTACCTCAGTAAGCCGATGTGGGCTAACTCTATTGGTCGCCTCTCGATGGCAGCCGGTGGTAACTCCACAGGCGACTACAGCGGCGGACCCAGCAACGTTTCGTTTATGGGTTATCCCGTAGTGTGGACTTCGGTGCTTGATAGCACGCTGACCGATGAGGCGTCCGCTATCAAGATCCTCTTCGGCGACTTGTACCAAGCCGCAGCGTTCGGCTTGCGTCGCAATCTCACCATCTCGCGCAGCTCTGAGCGATACTTCGACACCGATGAAATCGCAATCAAGACCACGATGCGTTGGGCTGTCAACGTTCACTCGCTCGGTGGTGCGTCTGCGGCCGGTCCGATGATCGCGCTTAAGACGCCTTCGAGCTAACCACTAACTTTTTCCCCCTCGCCCCCAAACCCGCCGGGCTTCGGCTCGGCGGGCGCGGGGCGGCGGTGAGGTGTGAAGATGAGAATCAAATTCAACGTAAATACTGCGCGTTGGGAAAAAGGCAAAGAGGTAGAGCTAGATGGCGGGATCGCCTCCTACTACGTCCATCTTGGCTGGGCGTCCTATTGCTTAGGCGGTGAGGAAAAAACCGAAGACGACAAAAAGATCAACTACTCGCCACGAAAGAAATCGAAGCGGGGTAATTGACTATGCCGAACGTAATCATTACCGAGCCGGAAGTTGAGCCGCTATCGCTCGTCGAGGCCAAGGCCCACCTTGTTGTCGAGCACGACGAGGACGACTCTCTGATAGCTTCATACGTCAAGGCTGCGCGTCGCGCGTGCGAGATGATGCAATGGCGTAGCTACATTACGCAGACGCGCGAGGAACGACTTGATAGGTTCGGTCACGGCGTGTGCATCGGGCTTCCGTATGGTCCCGTGCAGTCAATCACCAGCATCAAATACACCGACACGGCGGGCGTAGAGCAGACGCTATCGGCAGACAACTACAGCCTAGACTCTGCAACCGGGCGCGTGGTTCTCGGCTACGGCTTGTCGTGGCCGATCACAAGAGAAATCCCCAACGCTGTAAAGATTCGATAAGTCGCGGGATATGGCGATTCCGGCGCGGACGTGCCGGAAGATATTCGTAGCGCGATACGGCTGTACGTTGGGACTCTCTACATAAACAGGGAGTCCGTTGCTGTCGACACGATCGCTACGGCGATGCCGCAATCTGTCGGGTTCTTGCTGGGCCGCGAAGATTCGAGGACATACTAATGCGAGCCGGGAAGCTGTCACATCCCGTGACGATCCAGCGTGACGCTGGCGTTGTCAATTCGTCCGGCCAGGTTATTCCCAATTGGGTTACATACGCCGAGCGCAGAGCCGGTATCCGCCCGCTATCCGGCAGGGAATACATGCAAGCGCAGTCGCTCGGCGCTGAGGTCACACACGAGGTCGCCATTCGATACGACCAGGGCGTAACTTCCGGCATGAGGGTATTGCACAACGGGCGAATACTCGAAATCGAATCGGTAATGAATATCGACGAAAAGAATATCGACATGATCCTAATGTGCAAGGAGGGATAGGCTATGGCTCTTTCCGCGAATGTTACATGCAACATTGACGCGAACCAAACCAAGTCCATCGGGCCTTCCGACAATACCGCGTCGCTCAGGGTTGGGAAAACCAACGGGTTCAAAAACGCGTACGCTTCAACTTCGGATAACACGGTCTACTCATCGAGTAACGCAATCGCTGCAAGCGGAAGCCTGAGCATTGACCTTGCCGGTTCGCTTACTGACCTGTACGGAGACGCGGCAGTTTTTTCGTCTGTGTACTCCGTTTTGATCGTCAATCATTCCGGCTCGCCTATTGGTGGGCAAACGGCGACGACGGCAGACATAGCGATAACTGGGAATTTCCTAACTACCGCTTTCGGTGCGTCGTCAAGCTGGCCGCTCAAGGCCACGTCCGGGAAATACTCCAAGCTTCTTTTCGATGAGCCTGCCGGTATCAGCATAACCGCTAGCACGGCAGACACCATCACTATCACCAACAGTTCAGCGACGGCGATTGCATACGTTGATGTAATCATCGTCGGGGCGGTCGCGAGCTAATGGCTTTCTCAATCAGGATGGAGGGGTTGCAAGACCTTAATAAGCGTCTCCACGACCTGCCGGGCAAGGTCAACAGGAAGATCGTAAGAGGCGCTCTGCTACGCGGAATCAAGCCGCTTGAGTCTCGCATATTGGGAAATCTCGAATGGCTGCTTGCGACAAGAGGTAGCGATAGCTGGAGGCGACCGAAGGGCAGGGAGCCGGGCGACCTGATGCGGTCAATCGGTCACAGGATCGTGACGTACCGCAACGGTCTAACCGCTGCATGGGTTGGGCCATCATGGCCGATGGGCGCGCATGGTGTTTTTCTCGAATACGGAACAGTCAAGCAAGACGCCAAGCCGTTCATGCGTCCGGCGTGGGACTTAATGATTTCCCGCGTCGAATCAGAAATAAACGCAAGAGTCAAAGAGCTAATGATGAAAGAGGCGTAACGTGTTGCAGCAAGCCATACGCTCGCTAATTGTCGGGGATTCATCCGTTGCCAACATCGTAGGTGCAGGCGTCTACGCACACGCTGCGCCGCAAGGTTCGGCTTTTCCCTATGTCACGTTCTTTGTCGTTGACGACGTGCCACACACGCATTCGCTATCTACGGGGCTAGGCGGAGGGCGGCAGCGCGTCCAGGTCGATTGCTGGTCAACCGATTACGAGCAGGCGAAAACCCTTTCCCTCGCAATACGCAAGGCGCTTGTCGGTAATAGCGGAACAAAGAACGGAACGACAATTCAGGCGATTCTTTCTGAGGGGTCGCGCGACACTTACGAAAAACCCGAATCAGCAAAAGAGCTAGGGGTGTATGGGGTTTCGGAAGATTTCATGGTGTGGTCCGCCGATGCGTAGCTATCCGCGTTCCCGTTACCTGTTTGTTGTTTACCATTTCTAAGGAGATTCCCAATGGCTGCATCTGTAGCAAAAGCAGGGTACGGGACGAGAATCCTGTACCTGGACAGTCAGACAACGACGCCTGCGGACCTTGCCGCGTGGAAGTCGGTATCGTGGGTTGTGTCGAAAAAGATCGCGGAGATTCAAGAGATTGAACTTCCGGGATCTGAGAGCCAAGACATTGACGTGACTCACACGCTTTCTCCAAGCAACTTCCGCGAGTTCATACCTGCGCTCAAAGACCCCGGCAGCTTGAGCGGCACGGCCAACTTGCTTGTGTCGGAGTACAACACGCTGCTCAATACGGTGTCCGGCCTTAAGTGCGCGTGGAAGATCGAAACGTGCTCAAGCGGCGCGGCCGACGATAGCGGAACGGCTGATATGAACGTGTATTTCATGGGGCACCTTTCGTTGGGAAATGCATCATTGCCGCA